CTCAACACTATTCAGGAGAATCTCATTCTTCCTGAGAGGACGTCATGATCCATTATGGAACAATGACGAAATTGAAAAGTTCGCAGACTATAAAGTCTTGCGAAACAAGACCTACAGAGCACAGAGGCTCCTGGAGGTACTAAAAACTGTTGACGGAATGTTCCTACAACGGTTTCTTTCCTTCCCAGAAGAAGTCTGGGATTGGGAAAAGTTTGACCTATTTACCCTACAGGGTATATCGGTCCTCCTCACCGACGAGTTCATCGACGGTGAGGTCACTGACTTCTCCTTAAAGGAGCAAGTCACTCACTACGAGGATCTAAAACGATCTCGTAAGTTGTTCAAACAAGTTATACACTTGGATGAACCAAGCAAGGGTCTCCTTGCCATGAACGACGCACCGCGATGGGTTAGTTCATTCCTCCGACCAGCCTGGGGCTGGGCGGTGAGATTTGAGGGTTTCTCCAGGCTTTACCTGGCAGGAACCTTGTCCCAGACGAGAGGATCTGGGACTCCACCTCCACTTGTTGTGCTACGCAGCAAGAGGAAGTTTCTGTTGTCGGTGTCTGAACCGCCACCAGAATTTACCGCAACGCAGGCTGCACTAGTATCAGCTGCGTTGGATGACGTGATCGGGGGCATCCCCGATCATGTCTTTACAGGACTGGACACGAAAGCACGTGTCACAGTCACAGGATCCGCCTGTTGGGAAGCCACCAGGAAGGAGGGCGGGACCGCCCAGGCCATATTAGACTTAATGTCTAAATATGACGAGATGCCCATCCCCGTAAGGGACATGGACACAGGGAAAGTACTCGAATACCGTCATAAGGACGACTTTCAGAGTATCGGCACGGCAATATTCTTTGCGTGTCTTGATGAAGTTCTCTGGACTGAACCAGAAGAACTCAGGAAGGTTATGCTCACAGTAGTGCGCGAACCTAGCAAAGCACGCGTGGTCACGAAAGGACTCGCGGCGTTGAAGATTGTGTTAGACACAATCTCCAAGATATGCGCTTGGCCCCTAAAGAAGGGTTTCAAGAGCTCAGAATCCGGGATGGGTAAATCCCACCACGGATGGAATCTTTTCAAGGACTTTACGTCCGAAGAGATGTATGACCTTCTGTTCTCCGAGGATCGGAGCAGGAGGGAAGAAGACACCTTCAATGATCACATTGATAGGGTCATACGGTGGCAAAACCTTTGGTTTTGTAGCACCGATTATCAAGAGGCGACAGACCGCTTGATACACGCATTCGCGCGATTGGTATCGCGCAAATGGATGAAGAAATGTGGAATACCACAAATTCTTCAAGGTATCGTGATGGGAATATGTTTCCAACCACGAACTGTCTACTTCACGGCCACTGGGCCGTTGAAGGACATAGGTCACCCGTCGGAGGGTGACACGAGGAAAGTGACCCTGTACAGGGGCGTCCTCATGGGAGATCCACTAACAAAAGTGGTACTCCATTTCTCGAACATAATATCGAGATCACTCGGCGAGGGCCTAGCCACCGGCGAGATATTTGCCCATTTCCAAAACGGATTTGAAGCAAATGAGGTATTCAATGCGAAGGCATTGCATACCTAGTTTTCCACATGTCACTATGGTGATATGTGGTCGTAAGTAAAGGCTCCTATTGGAGCGGCATTACG